CTATTTTACCAGCTTTTTCATCTCGTTGGACAGCTCTGCCCAGTTCTGACCTGAGTGATTATATATGTCAGCGGTCGTTTCATACTTGGCATGACCAATGATTTTTTGAAGCTTCTCAGGCTGCATACCGCAGTCCGCTGAAAGGGTGGCGAAAGTGTGACGGCAGCAGTGTGGCGTTATCTCTGTGTCATACTTTTCAGTGTTCCTGCCGCTTTTCTGTTTTGTAACAGTTGGCGGTGGAATTATGCCGCATTCAGCAAGTGCAGGATAGAAATTGCGCTTGCGAAAATTATTTGTGTCGCCATTAAGTAAGAACTGCGTCTGGCTTTCGTTATACCAGCTTTCGACAAAGCTTTTTATTTCAGGTATCTGCGGCGGCAGAGGAACTATTCTGTCCTTTCCAGCTTCAGTCTTGATACCGCCGATTATGTAACCCTCGTCAAGATGTACGTTCTCTTTCTGTATACTGAAAACCTCACCAATGCGAAATCCTGTATATATCATGAACAGTATGACCTGAACGGATCTGTCAGAGGAATGCGCCCATAGTTTATCACGTTCTTCACTCGTGAAGATACGGCGTTCTTTCTTGACTTCTTTTGGCAGGACGATAAAGCTTGCATAGTTCTTGTCGATAATATCATTTTGTTCTGCGTACTTGCAGAGCTGAGAACATAGCTGCTTGATTTTCGCACACTGTGAGCGGCTGAAAGCTTTTGCACAGTCATCTATACAGCGCTGGTAATCTGCTGTTTTAAGGTCTGCTATCTTTCTGCCTGCGATACTGTCAAGATATCTCCAAGCCGTCTTGTAGCCCTGCTCGCCGCTTTTGGTGAGGTTTTCAAAGTGCTTTTCACTCCATTTTTGGTAAACCTGAGCAACTGTCAGAGTATCATATGGAATTTGTGTGCTGTTGAAATATTTGTCGATAGCACCCTGAGCCTGCGTTCGTGTTTCGTATGCGCCAAGATATCTTCCCCCTGCTCCCGATATGGTTTTAGGGGCATAAGCAAGATAGTGGCGCAGTCCGTTTCTTTGGTCAAATCTTATCGTGCCTGTTCCTCTTGCTCTGCGGCGTGTTTTCCTTTTTGTGGTTTCCTGTTTCTTACCACAGTAGTTGCAATAAATAGAGCCGTCAGGAATTTCCTTGCGGCATTTTTTACATAGCATATTTGCCTCCTATTCTTGACACTTCCCCAAAAGTGTGCTACAATAAAAGGGCAAAATAAGCCCTTTCGTGGTTGTTGGGTTTTGTTCATTCTGAGCTGATATTGGTAGTATCTGCTCTGCTCGCCTCTGAGTATTTGCGGTGCTCAGGGGCGGTTTTTGCTTTAAAATTAAAAATAGAAATTATGCAGGTGATATAGACCAGTTGCCTTCCGATGTGATTTCAAAAAAAGTTTCATTACCAACATCACTCTTAACAATGCCGGAGTATGAACCGATTTCGTTTACAAGCAGATCATATCGATCTGTGTTGATGCTGTATTGCTTCACAGCGAAATTGTGTTCACCATCGTTAGTAATATTCCAATTATTATTCTTAGCATAAAAAATAGGTGTAACAAAGTCTCCTGTTCCACTAAATGAAGTATCTTCCGTTGTAGATAGTGCATAAGCATTTACAGACCAGTTTCCGTCGCCTTTTATTTCTATTTCATATGTTCCGCTCCCAACAATCAACGTTGAGCCTGAATACCAGCCTATTGTATTTACAAGTAAATTGCTAGAACCATCTTCATTATAGGCCTGAAGAATAAAATTGTGTGAACCATCGTGTGAGGCTGTTATAATTGCATAATTTTCAACTTGAAGATCAGTAGCTACAAAATCACCTGAACCACTCCAACCCCATGCGGATACGGAAGATGGATTTTTCAATGTTGTAGCGGCTGTTGTTGTAGTGGTAGTAGCTTTAGTGGTCGTAGTAGTCGTTGTTGTGGTAGGCTTTTCCGTCGTTGTTGTCGTTTCTTCCGTCGTAGTCGTAGTCTCCGCTGTGGTTGTCGTCGTTGTGGTTTCCTCTGATGTTGTAGTAGTGGTAGTTGTTGCAGTAGTGCTTTCACTTGAAGATGAGCTGTCACCACTTCCACAAGCGGACATTCCGCAAACGAGCGATAATGCAATTACTCCAGCTATAAACTTCTTCATAAAAAACTTCCTCCTTGTAGTTCAATAATTTCCGACTTTTGTAAACAATTTATTGAAATCATTTACAATGTCTTAAATTGGTGATATAATGTATTTGTAACCATGCAGGAGAAAATTCTGCGTGTATTCCCCTTGTCGATATTCCCAGTATCGGCAGGGGGTTTTTTGTCCTCATATTTCTTGTTTTTCTGGACACCATAATAGTGGTGATGATATTGTATATAGAAAATCGGCTTTTGGAAATTAGAAAGTCACGTCGTATGACACTGCGTCAGCTTTCCGAAATCTCAGCGGTCAGTCGTTCTGACATAAACCGTATTGAACGTGGCGAAACAGACCCACGGATTTCAACCGCCTTGCTTTTGGCTGATGTGTTAGAATGTTCAGTTGACAACTTGTTTATATTGCATAAATAGTGTCCCTTATTTGCAACTTTATTGCTTTTTTCGTCAACAAATACTATAATTGGAATATAACCTATTATATGCTGTCCCTGTGATAGTATAGCATTTTTGCGTATGTTTTGCAATACTTTTTTTGACAGCTATATTGTAGTCCGATTTTTAGGACAGCACATAAAAATGGTATTGACAGCCGCAATAACATAGTGTATAATAGGTTTATCGAACATATGTTTTTAGAAGACTAAAAAAGCCGGGGGTACACATGAAAAAAAGTAGAGAACAAAAGCAAGCAGAACTGGTCGAAATGATTTATAAGCTCCTCTTTGGAGGAGAGGGTCACGTTGTTAGTGATCCCTCTTCCAAAGAAGATACTGTACATAGTCATACAGCTCGTTCAGCTCCTCATCACTGAGACCTGTGAGAAAATCATTTATTTTTGCCTTCACCTTATCCTCATTGGATAGGGTGTTTTTCTTTTCCGCGACATAATCGTCAAAAAATTCCTCGGGATTACATTGCAAAAAATTACAAATTTTCAAAAACAGCTCGATTTCAACTCTTGAAGCGTCTCTTGTGATGATACTACTGACTGTTGATTTTGATATGCCCAGAGCTTTTGCTAGTTCAGCTTGTTTGACGTCTTTTTCAATCATTTTGCGTTCTAGCAATTTACCAAACCCCACTTTATCACCTCCTGCTATTATTTATTATACCATTAAAATGCTAAAACGTCAATATATTTGTACGCATTTTCGTATTTTTGTAAAAACTTTGTATATTGTGTCCGAATTTGCGTACTATTTTTGTGCAAATAGCAGAACGTTCGCAAGTGAGTACAAATTCTCTTGACAAGGTACGCAAATTCGTATATAATAGAATTAATGAAACGCAAATGCGTACAAAAAGGAGGTAATCAAATGTATCAAAATTTGCTGGACAATCTAAAAAAGAAGGGCATATCAATCAACGCCGCTGCAACCCTCATCGGTATGCCGGAGGCAACTTTCAGGACAAAAGCGTATGACCGCAGTTTCTATTTTGAAGAGGCTATGATTATTAAACGCAACCTGTTCCCTGAGCTGGATATCTGCTATCTGTTTCAGCGTGATGATGAAACAACAGAACAGCCGAAAGAGTAAACGGACAGAAAGAAAAGAGGTGAACTAATGGACAAGCTTAAAGAGCAAAAGGCGATAGATCGTCTTAAGGCGTTTGAGCCGTCTGACGGTTACAGACTTGCTTACAGCGGCGGAAAGGACAGCGACTGCATTAAGATCTTAGCACAGCTCGCAGGAGTTAAGTTTGAGGCTGTACACAATTTGACAACAGTTGATGCACCCGAAACTATGAGATACATAAAATCGCAGCCAGACATTCGCATAGAAAAAGCCTATGACAATGACGGTAATCACATTACAATGTGGAATCTGATCGTTAAAAAGCTAATGCCGCCGACACGTCTTGTGAGATACTGTTGTGATGAACTCAAAGAACGTTCAGGCTATGGCAAGGTGCTAATAACAGGTGTTCGCTGGGCTGAAAGTTCTAATCGAAAAAATAATTCAGGTGTCGTTCAGGTACTCAACAAGCCAAAGCATACGCAAAAATTTGCTGACAAGATAGGCGCTGAATATCATGTTTCATCAAAAGGCGGTATCATCTTGAACAATGATAACGACAATGCCAGACGTTTGGTCGAACACTGCTATGCAAAACAGAAAACGATGATAAACCCGATAGTGGATTGGGATGACAATGATGTATGGGATTTTCTTCATCACTACGGCTGCAAAATCAATCCTCTCTATAGCTGTGGATTTAATCGTGTAGGCTGCATCGGCTGCCCTATTGCGGCAAGACATCAGCATGCAGAGTTTCAACGGTACCCAAAGTACAAGCAAGCATATATACGAGCGTTTGACAAAATGGTCAAACGAAGAATGGAGCTAGGCAAGCCCACGTCTTGGAAGACAGGCTCAGACGTATTCAACTGGTGGGTTGGCGAAGATGTGGCACAAGTAAGCTTTGAAGATTTGGAGGCATAAACATTGAATTTGAAAAAGATAGCGTACTATCTTGGTATTGCGTTGTGTCTAGCAAGTCCGCTTGCATTCGGTATATGTATGCTAATAGGGCTTGATAACACAATTCCGTTGTCTCTCATGATAACTAGCAATGCTTGCAGGATATGTTCACTTGAAGCAGAAATGACAGAAAACACAATGAGGAGGGACAAAGCAATGAAAATGTACAAAGTAACAACAGTAGACCAGTATCATTATAAAAGGGTGTTCACAATAGCAGCAAAGAGTCAGTACGAGGCTTTGACAAAGGCAAGTGTTATTATGCCCAATGAGAATGTTTTGACTATCGAGGAGGTGGACTAAATGCTCAGAGTGATATCATCGGCAGAAGCGGTGGAACGGCTGAAAGCCGCAGGCTTCAACACAAATGTGAACAGGCTGAACGCAGGGCTCAGACAGGGCGTGTATCCTTTTGGGTGCGCCATTAAGCTTAACGAATATGTGTACGAGATATACTCAACGCTGCTTGACAAGTGGATAGCAGAGAGATCAGAAAGGACGTGAGAAAATGAACAACCTGATAACAACGCTGGAGATCATCAGATATGCGTCAGCCATAGCACTGTGCGTGGCGCTGTTTGCACTGGCGATCTATGGACTATATCGAAATGTTAAAGAAACCGCCGAAACCGCAATCCGTGAGGAACTGGAGAAGGCAATGAAGGAAACTGCAAGACCTGTGGTCAAGCTTGAGATACAGGCGAAAGGAAAGTGGTAATGAACATTGTAGGAATACTGCTGATAACAGTAGCCGTGCTTGCAGGGATAGATGTAGTGATGTATTTTGTGCTGAGCGTGGTGGATAGGCACTGGGAGAAACGTTTTGAAAATGAGGAGGACGAAAACGATGATAGTGATGAGAGAGGTATTTAAGAGGGACAAGCCCCTTGATAACGGCAGCGGAGCGGTAAGCCTTTGCGTGTTCCATTCAAATGTCAAGCCGGACGAATGCGGTGCGCTGACAGTAACGCCAACAAAGGACTACTGCCGCAGATGTGCATTCTACAAGACCCATGAGGATTTCGACGGAGGGCTTGGCGATGCCGCAAGGTCGCTGAGGAATAAGGGACTTGAGCCTGTGAAGAAAATGGACTATGACGGCAAGCAGTATATGAGCGTAAGACCTATTGAAAGGGAGGATAAAGATGATACCGATGATGACAAAAGAGGAGTTTGAAAAGGTGGTAGAGATTTGCACTAATGCAGACAGAAACTGTGGACAATGTCCGCTTAGCAAAAAAATCTATAGATGCGGCGGATATCTTGCACGCTACATAAAAGAAACCGAGCCTGCACTGTCTGCCAACAGCACAAGCTCGGAGGTATCAAAAGATACCGGTTCAATATTACACCTTGATGATAGCACAAAAGAACAGATTTGTCAAGCATATGATACCGCAGACAAAGCCTGTGCAGATATACTCGATATCTACGAAGGAATGTCGGCATGTGAGTGTAGAGCTTTTGATATCGGAGAAGTGTACGGAAAAATATGCAGCACAAGGGATAAGCTTGAAAATATGAGAGGAGAGAACTAAAATGTCAGTAAAAATAAACTCACTTGAATTTGAGAACGTAAAGAAGATAAAAGCCGTGCAGCTTGAGCCTGCAAAGAATGGGCTTACTGTTATTGGCGGTAAGAACAGGCAGGGCAAGACCTCTGTGCTTGACGCTATCGCTTGGGCGCTTGGCGGTGACAAGTATAAGCCATCCTCTCCCCAGCGTGAGGGGTCTGTTGTCGAACCGCACTTGAAGATCACCCTCGACAACGGTATAGTAGTGGAGCGTTCGGGTAAGAACAGCTCCCTCAAAGTCACCGACAGCACAGGCAAAAAAGGCGGTCAGCAGCTTTTGAACAGCTTTGTTGAACAGTTCGCACTTGACCTGCCTAAGTTCATAAATCAGTCAAGCAAGGAAAAAGCTTCAACTCTGCTGAAAATAATCGGCGTGGGCGATACGCTCTATCAGTTGGAGCATAAGGAACATTCCCTCTATGACCAGCGTACTGCTATTGGCAGAATAGCTGACCAGAAGTCTAAGTTCGCAAAGGAAATGCCTGTGTACGCAAACGTCCCTGCCGAGCCTGTTTCAGCTTCGGAGCTTATCAGACAGCAGCAGGATATACTTGCTCATAACGGCGAAAATCAGCGTAAGCGTGACCAGAAAGAATACTACGAAAAGCAGTTGGAGCTTGCTAAGTCCGCTTATGAACGTGCAAAAGCAAGCTATGAAGCGGCAGTGAACAACTTCAAGCTCGCAAGCCTTGACGCAGAAAACCTCTTGGACGAAAGCACAGCGGAGCTTGAAAAGAACATCTCAGATATCGAGGAGCTGAACAAGAAGATAAGAGCAAACCTCGACAGGGAAAAAGCTGAGATAGACGCTGAGGACTACCGTTCACAGTATACATATCTCACTGAGCAGATAGAGGACGTAAGGCAGGCTAAAACTGACCTGCTGGGCAGTGCCGACCTGCCTCTTGAAGGACTTTCCGTTGAGGACGGAGAGCTGCTGTATAACGGGCATAAGTGGGACAGTATAAGCGGAGCAGAACAGCTTATCGTCGCTACCTCTATCGTGAGAAAGCTCAACCCTGACTGCGGCTTCGTACTTTTGGACAAGCTTGAACAAATGGATACCGACACCCTTGATGGCTTCGGCAAGTGGCTCGAAGCACAGGGCTTGCAGGCGATAGCCACAAGAGTTTCTACAGGTGACGAATGCAGTATCATTATTGAGGACGGCAGGTCAATGGACAACGATAAGGACGAAAAATCAGAAACGAAAACTTGGAAAGCAGGTGCATTTTAATGTATGAGATAACATCAGGAGTTGTAAGCTCCGCACAAAAAGTCGTGATATATGGTCCTGAGGGCATAGGCAAATCCACTTTTGCGGCTCAGTTCCCCGACCCTGTATTTATTGATACTGAGGGCAGTACAAAGAAGCTGAACATCAGACGTTTTCCTAAGCCGTCAAGCTGGGAAATGCTCAAAAACGAGGTAAAGGAAGCTATGAACGGCAGGCTCTGCAAGACCCTTGTCATTGATACATTTGATTGGGCTGAACAGCTTTGCATTGAAACTATCTGCTCGGCACATCAGAAGAAAGGCATTGAAGATTTCGGCTATGGCAACGGCTACGTCTACGAGAAAGAGGAGATAGGCAAGTTCCTCAATCTCTTGCAGGAGGTAGTTGACAGCGGTATCAACGTTGTGCTTACGGCTCACGCTCAGATGAGAAAGTTTGAACAGCCTGACGAGCTGGGGGCTTATGACCGTTGGGAGTTAAAGCTCGGCAAGAAAACGTCTTCTCAGATATCGCCTCTTGTGAAAGAATGGGCAGATATGGTGCTGTTTGCAAACTACAAAACATATGCAGTAGCTGTGGATAAGGACGGCAAGAAGTTCAAGGCTCAGGGCGGCGACCGTGTTATGTACACCACACATCACCCTTGCTGGGACGCTAAAAATCGTGACGGACTTCCGTCTGAAATGCCTTTTGAATACAGCGGCATAGCGCACCTGTTCACTTTCAGTGGGCAACACAGCAACAGCTTTGCTACAGTTGCTTCCGCAGTAGCTGTTGAAGATGCCACGACAAAACAGCCTGTACAGACAGAACAGAAAGCAGACGAGCCTCTTACTGATCTCAGCGGCTTTGAGGACGTTGCACCACCTATCGTTATCCCTGATGGCATACCGAAAGCGCTTGCAGACCTTATGAGAGCCAACAACGTAAGCGAATCGGATATACGTCTTGTGGTATCTCAGAGAAACTATTTCCCTTATGATACCCCTATTACCAACTATCCTGACGACTTTGTACAGGGCTGTCTGATAGGTGCTTGGGAGCAAATGCTGCCGCTTATCAGGGAAAATCAGAAAGTACCATTTTAAAAGGAGGACAACACTATGGATAATTTTATGGAATACGGCTGGGAAGATGAGATAGTCAACGAGGGTGGGGACTTTGTCCTGCTCCCTGAGGGGGACTATGACTTCACAGTTGCAAAGTACGAACGTGCAAGACACGAGGGGTCGGCAAAAGTGCCGCCCTGCAATATGGCAAAGGTCACATTCACCATATGGGGAGCTGAGGACAGCGTGGAGATAACAGAAAACTTCTTCCTGTGCAACAAGTTTGAGTGGAAACTCTCAGCACTTTTCTTGGCTCTAGGGCTAAAAAAGCATGGCGAGCCGCTGAAAATGAACTGGAATGCTATCACAGGCAAAAAGGGCAAGTGTCACGTCTACGTTGACAACTACAAGAACAAGGATGGTGAGGACAGGCAGTCCAACAAGATAAAGAAGCTTTATGCCTATGATGAGAATGTGACTACCGTTCAGCCTGCTCAGACGCAGACACCGCAGTATAGTCAGCCTGCTCAGACAGGGGGCTGGAAAGCCGGTGCGTTCTGATGATGAATTTAAGACCATATCAAAACGAGGCTAAGCTTGCTATACTCGAACAATGGTCTGAGGGAATAAATAAAGTCCTTGCAGTTCTGCCCACAGGAACGGGAAAGACAATACTTTTCTCGGCTGTTACGGAAGAATGTGTGCGGCAGGGTAAGCGTGTGCTTATCCTAGCCCACAGGGGCGAGCTGCTCGACCAGGCGGCAGACAAGCTTATGAAGTCAACAGGGCTTGGCTGTGCCACCGAAAAAGCAGAGCAAAGCTGTTTAGGCTCTTGGTATCGTGTGGTTGTAGGCTCAGTTCAGACCCTTATGCGTGAGAAAAGGCTCAAAGGCTTTTCGGAAAATTACTTCGATACCATTATCATTGACGAGGCTCATCACGCTATCTCAGACGGCTATCAGAGAGTGCTTGACCATTTTCCTGAAGCTCAGGTACTTGGTGTAACGGCTACACCTGACAGGGGCGATATGAAAAACTTAGGCTCGGTGTTCGACAGCCTTGCCTATGAATACACACTGCCGCAGGCTATCAAAGAGGGCTATCTTTCACCTATCAAGGCTATCACCATACCGCTGAAACTTGACCTTTCGGGAGTTTCAACTCAGGCAGGAGATTTCAAGGCAAGTGATATCGACACGGCACTTGACCCTTATCTTTATCAGATAGCTGATGAAATGCTCAAATACTGTAAGGAACGCAAGACAGTTGTGTTCCTGCCGCTTGTCAAGACCTCTCAGAAGTTCCGTGATATCCTTATCAGCAAAGGGTTCAACGCTGCTGAGGTCAACGGAGAAAGCACAGACAGAGCGGAGATACTTGAAGCTTTCGACAAGGGCGAATACAACGTGCTGTGCAACTCAATGCTCCTCACAGAGGGCTGGGACTGTCCGTCAGTTGACTGCGTTATCGTGCTAAGACCAACAAAAGTGCGTGGGCTTTACTGTCAAATGGTAGGCAGAGGCACAAGGCTCTGCGAGGGAAAGACAGAGCTTTTACTGCTTGACTTTCTGTGGCACACAGAACGCCACGAGCTTTGCAGACCTGCACACCTTATCTGTCAGAATGAAGAGGTCGCTGAGAAAATGACCGAAAACCTTGCCAATGAGGCAGGCTGTGCAGTAGATATCGAAGAGGCAGAAAAACAAGCAAGCGAGGACGTTGTGGCACAGCGTGAAGAGTCTTTGGCAAAGCAGCTCAAAGAAATGAAAACACGCAAGCGAAAGCTCGTTGACCCTTTGCAGTATGAAATGTCAATACAGGCAGAGGACTTGTCCTCTTACGTTCCTGCCTTTGGCTGGGAGTGTGCTCCTGCTACCGACAAGCAGAAAGCAAAGCTTGAAAAGCTGGGCATTTTCCCTGACGATATAGACAACGCAGGCAAGGCAAAGCTTATCCTTGACCGCCTTGAAAAGCGCCGCAATGCAGGACTTACCACACCTAAGCAGATAAGGCTGCTTGAAAGCAAGGGCTTTGAACACGTTGGCTCTTGGAGCTTTGACAGTGCAAGCAGGATGATAGCTCGTATTTCTGCCAATGGTTGGAGAGTGCCGAGAGATATTGACCCGAAAAAATACACACCTGAGAACTAAGGAGAAGTGAATGGATAACACAAATTTGCTTAAAATGCTTGAATACATAGACCCTGCAAGCTGTGATTATCAAGAATGGGTCAATGTGGGAATGGCTCTCAAGCACGAGGGCTATTCCGTGAACGATTGGGACAGTTGGTCAAGGTCAGACAGCCGTTATCACAGCGGTGAGTGTGAACACAAGTGGCAAGGCTTTAACGGCAATGCTCAGCCCGTGACCGCAGGAACTATCGTGCAAATGGCAAAGGAAAGAGGATACAGCCCCCATGAGTTTAAGGCATACGATTGGGACGGCGAGATAGTTGCAGAAGAAAGCAGTCCCCTTGTAAACGGCGGTGAGGGCATACCGATCACCGAGCCTGCCCAATGGGATCCTGTCAAGGAAATAGTCACATATCTTGAAACACTCTTTGAAGCAGGAGAGAACGTGGGCTATGTTACGCAAACGTGGGAAACAGAAAAGGACGGCAAGACCAGGTATCTGCCCACAAAGGGGTGCTGTGACAGGACGGCAGGGGAGCTTATCAAGAGGCTTGGCGAATGTAACGGCGACATTGGTGCGGTGTTTGGCGACTACAAGGAAGAAGCCGGAGCGTGGATCCGCTTCAATCCTCTTGACGGCAAGGGCGTAAAGAACGAGAATGTAACAGACTACCGCTATGCTCTTGTTGAAAGCGACAGTATGCCTATAGAACAGCAGAATGCTGTGATGAGAGAGCTTGAACTTCCTATCGCTGTGCTTGTATACAGCGGTGGAAAGAGCGTTCACGCTATCGTCAAGATAGACGCTCCAAACTATGATGAATACCGCAGGCGTGTTGATTTTCTTTACAAGGTCTGCAAGGAAAGCGGTCTTGACATAGATAAACAAAACCGCAATCCCTCACGACTTAGCCGTATGCCAGGCGTAATGAGAAACGGCAAGAAACAGTTCATCATTGACAAGAACATAGGAAAGGAGAGTTTTTCGGAATGGAAAGATTACATAGAGAGTATCAATGATGATCTCCCCGACCCTGAGAGCCTGAGTGCTGAGTGGGACAACCTCCCCGAGCTTGCTCCGCCACTTATTGACGGCGTTCTCAGACAGGGTCACAAAATGCTCATTGCAGGTCCGTCAAAGGCAGGCAAGTCTTATGCACTTATCGAGATGTGCGTGGCGATAGCTGAGGGGGTCAAGTGGTTTGGCTGGCAATGCACCAAAGGAAAGATACTATACGTCAACCTAGAGCTTGACAGAGCATCTTGTCTGCACCGTTTCAAGGACGTGTACACCGCAATGCACCTAGAGCCTGAAAATCTCAACAGCATAGACATATGGAACTTGCGAGGTCACAGCGTACCAATGGACAAGCTTGCACCAAAGCTTATACGCCGAGCAAGCAAGAAGAATTACATTGCTGTAATAATAGACCCTATCTACAAGGTCATAACAGGTGACGAGAACTCAGCAGACCAAATGGCGCACTTCTGCAACCAGTTCGACAAGGTATGCACAGAGCTTGGCTGTGCGGTCATATACTGCCACCACCACTCAAAGGGAGCACAGGGCGGCAAGCGTTCAATGGACAGAGCCAGCGGTTCAGGAGTATTCGCCCGTGACCCTGACGCACTTCTTGACCTTTCAGAACTTGACATCTCAGACAGCCTTTACAAACAGCAGGAGGACGAAACTGTTTGTCGTATCTGTGAGGACTGGATGAGGAGATTTTACAGAAATACTGATGACCTTTGTTCACAGGACGATCTTGTTACGCCGTCAAAAATGCTGGAGATAACCCACAAGTATCTGCACCCGAACTCATACAAGCTTATGATGGCCGACATAGACAAGGCTAAGCTTGCGGTAAGAAACCGCACAGCATGGCGTATAGAGGGTACTCTGAGAGAGTTCCCGAAATTTGCTCCCCTCAATATGTGGTTTGATTATCCTGTTCACAGAGAGGATACTGTGGGCGTGCTTAAAGACTGCGAGGTAGAGGACATCACACCGAATTGGAAAAAGAATTTCAGCAAGAAAAAGACCAATGAAGACCGCAGTAAAGAGCGCAAGGAGAGCATTGAAACAGCTTTCAGCGGTGTGCAGGAGAATGGCAAGTGCCGCATTTCTGAGCTGGCGGAGTACATAGGAAAGAGCGAAAAGACCGTTGGAAGATACCTCAAAGAGCATGGTGGCTTTTGGATAGAAGAGGGAGAATGCGGCTTAAAAGCTCAGTAGACAGACAAGACAAAATCGAATTTTTGAACTTTAGACAGACAGGAAAAAATCGAAAAGTGTCAGGACAAAATCGAACTTTTTTCTTGTCGGACAATATCGAAAATTACCGAGTTTGTCGGACGGACAGACAAATCTATTATTATAAACAATACTTTTTGTCGGGGGCTTGAAACTGCCCCGACGAAAAAGTAATCAGAATAATGACGCACGAGAGGAGCACACGCAGATGAAAGCAACAAGAAGTAAGGCAAGGCAAGACGTTGTTAATGCAGCTAAGAAAATGCCACCGCTTTTTCATAAGCTGCCTAATGAAGATTTCGACTATCGAAAATCACGCACGCTTTGGTGGCTCGTGAAACAGCCGCAGGTACTCAAATACATTTGGGATATGGTCAAACAGTCGGGAGCATTGGTGTATGATGACAAGTCACACAAGTGGCACGGAGTAGATTTCAAATGCGAGGAGGAAGATGATGACTGAATTTTTTATGGCGATGATACCGCCGACGGCTACAGCGCAGGAGCACAAGGTGGCAGTGAGAAACGGCAAGCCGATATTTTATGACCCACCCGATGTCAAGGCTGCAAAAGAAAAGCTCACGGCAAACCTAGCAAGGCACAGACCGCCTGAGAAATATATCTGTGGGATAAGGCTGATAACAAAGTGGTTATTTCCAAATGACGGCAAGCACAAGGACGGAGAGTACAAGACCAGCAAGCCTGACACAGACAACCTGCAGAAGATGTTCAAGGATTGCATGACACTATGCGGCTTTTGGACTGACGACCAACTTGTGGCGAGCGAGATATGCGAGAAGTTTTGGGCGGACATACCTGGCATTTATGTGAGGATAGAGGAGCTATGACGATACACGAAGTAAAGAAAAGTCTCGGACGCAGGGTGAGCTACAACGGCTCCGATTGCTACGAGCTGACAGGGTGCATTATCCGCAAGAGCAGCAAGACGGGTCAGTTCTTCTATCAGGCAGAGATCGCTGACAAGACTTGCGGCAATACGTTGGTGTATTGCAGGCTGGAAGAGTTGAGGTGCGAGGAGGGATAATATGGCAAAGAGTAAAACACCCGAAGAACTGTTAAAGCAGTATTCGGCAGAAATTTTAAGGTCAATAGAGCGGTACAAGTCCATTATCGAGCATGGCTGCAGCGACCCATCATGGCCTGACGGCTGTAATGCCAACTTGTGCAGAAACCATGTTCTAGCGTATAAGCGATATATTCTAGATATCTGCGCGGATAACGATTTGGAAATGCCACAGGAATATTACCTGCCAACGCCGCCTGAGCAGGACAATAGATTTATGGCTGACAAGACCAGCGAAAGGTACAAAAGGTTGAACAGCTATCTTGATTATAACGGCAGGCTGACAACGAGGAAAGTTGACTATGATGATAGTCAGATGAGTTTATAGGAGGGGTAAGAGTGAAAACACATAATCTGAAACTTAGCATAGACTTTTGTGGCGCTGTTCTGAGCGGTGAGAAAACTTTTGAGGTCAGAAAGAATGACAGAGGTTTTCAGACGGGAGATCTGATAAGATTTATACCGACTGACGGAACGTCTTATTGTAGCTCAGACGGCACAGTAAGAGAACACGCAAAACATGAGATATCAGGACATACATACAAGATAACATATATCCTCAACGGCTGGGGAATAAAGAATGGGTATGTTGTGCTGGGAATTAAGGAGTATAGACAAACTGAGGAGGTATAACAATGTCAAGATATATTGACGCTGTTAAAACGGCAGAAATTATAAGCGATAAACTAGGCATTGCACTGTCTGAACTGGTAGATGTAATGGCAACAGTGCCTACCGCAGACGTGCAGGAAGTCAAGCGTGGGTATTGGATACCCGAAAGAGATCCGGACGAAAATAATAGGATACAATGCTTTCACTGCTCCGTGTGTGATGATGATTTCCATTACATTGGGGCGTTTGTCGCAACGAAATACTGCCCTAACTGCGGAGCTAGACTGAAAAGGTGATAACAATTCGTAAGAGATACAGAGAGGAAAGATCCTATGGAAAGAAACGACCCAATGACCATGTCACGCCTGAAAGCCTACCGCAGGAACGCCTCAGCCATTGAGGACATCAAGGCAGAGCTTTCAGGCAAGTACGTTGCCGACAGTATCAGCGTATGCACTCCGCCGTCCTATACACCACACAGCACACGCATAGACGGCTTTCTGCCGAGTGGTGATACACTTTCACTGCTGTGCGAACAGGCACGACTTGAAGCCGAGCAGAGGGCTATTGAGGAGTTTATCAAGGGGATAGAGGACTATCAGACACGGCGAATGTTCGTGCTGAAATTCATCAAGGGTAAGACGTACTTGCAGATAGCTATGCAGGTTAGTGGCGGGAGAATCACAGAGGACGCAGTTGAAAAGAAGATAAAAAGATATATTTCAAAAAAATCTTGATTTGTCGGTTTTGTCGGTTTTTGCTGTGTTATAATTTAAACTGAGGAAAGTGTAGATGTACCTCAGACTTGTACTTTCATTGAAGTCACCTCCAATTTTCTAAGCCCCGTAAGGGGCTTATGCAGGTCGAGAGCATGCCAGCTCAACATCTGCTCCACCATTTACAAAACTCCTTATAATATTTTCACAAGGGCGGCTGCATTTTGCGGTCGCTTTTGCGTTGCACGGAGGTATACAATGCCAATACCAAGACCAGACCGAAGCGGTTCACATCAACAGCAGTTCCGTATCAACAAGAAGAAGATATACGCTACACAAACAGTCTGCGGTATCTGCGGTAAGCCTGTTGATTTTTCGCTGAAATATCCGCACCCTTTGTCGGCTTGTATAGATCATATCATACCCATTGCAAAAGGCGGTCACCCCTCAGCCCTTGAAAACCTACAGCTTGCTCATTGGTGTTGCAATCGTCAGAAATCTGATAAATTGGTAGAAAAACAGGTGTTTGACCAAAAGGTAGAAGCCGTATCCAACCGTGTTTTACCGCAAACTTTTGATTGGAAGTCGATTTAAACACGAATTTCCACGAAATTTCCAATTTTTTTGAGCATATGGGGGCATACCACCCCCTTTGAGGGGCAATTTCACGTTCACGCCTTCATTGTGTAAATATCTCGCAGAATTTTAAACAGGAGCAAAAATATGACAAACGAAATATACGGAATTGACTATCTGCGACGCAGACTTGCCGATAAACAAACACGAGTGCTATTGAGATATAAGTACTACGAAATGAAAAATAACGCACAGGACTTTTCGAGCCTTGCTCCCGAAAAATTCAAAGGGCTAAAGGAAACTGTTGGTTGGTGTGCGAAAGCAGTCGACAGCCTTGCTGACCGCCTGCAGTTCGATGAATTTCAAAATGATGAATTTAATTTGAGCGAAATATTCTTGTCAAACAATCAGGATATACTCATTGACTCTGCGGTGCTTTCGGCTCTTATCTCAGCCTGTTCTTTCGTCTATATCCGAGAAGATAACGGCTATCCTCGCCTGCAGGTAATTGACGGCTCAAATGCCACCGGTATTATTGATCCTGTGACAAATCTGCTTACAGAGGGCTATGCAGTGCTTGAGCGTGACAGCATGGGCGTTGTAAAGACAGAGGCTTATTTCATGGCAGGCATGACGGAAATATACTCCCATGGTGTGCTTGTTCAGCGTATACCAAACGCTGCACCATATGCACTGCTCGTGCCGATAATATATCGTCCTGACGCAAAGCGCCCTTTCGGTCACAGCCGTATTTCAAGAGCCTGCATTGCCTATACGCAGACAGCTCTCAGAACTATAAAACGCTCTGAGGTGTCGGCTGAATTTTACAGCTTTCCTCAAAAATATGTGCTTGGATTATCTGAGGACGCAGAGTTCAATAACCGCCTTGCTGCGATATCCTCTTTTCTGAATTTCACGAAAGACGGCGACGGCGATCACCCCATTGTAGGACAGTTTCAACAGCAATCAATGACGCCATATACTGAACAGCTGAGAACACTTGCAAGCCTGTTCGCAGGAGAAACAGGACTGACCCTTGATGACTTGGGCTTTGCCACCGAAAACCCCTCCAGCGCAGAGGCTATCAAGGCAGGTCATGAAAACCTACGATTAACGGCACGCAAGGCACAGAGGACGTTCGGAACAGGTCTGCTCAATGTGGGCTATCTTGCCGTTTGTATCCGTGACAGATACGCATATCAAAGAGATGCGTTCAGAGATACAAAAGTCGCATGGCTGCCTATCTTCGAGCCTGACGCTGCGGCACTCTCGGGTGTGGGCGACGCTATCTTGAAGATAAACCAGGCTGTGCCTGACTATCTTGGTGCAAGAAACATAAAGGCTCTCACAGGTATGGAGAGTGACGGCAAATGAGCGCACTTTCAGACAAAATAAAAAGCGACCTTGTCAAGCTTTCAAAAAGCGACAAACATTTGCAGAGCATTATAAAAAGGCTTGAAAGCGGTAAAGCAAACCTCACTGATGTTGATGACTTCGCACAGGCAACAGGAACTGTGCTGAAAAAAGTCTTTGAAAAAAGCATAACTGAAAGCCCAAAGGCTTTTACAGATGAACAGCTTATTGCTGAGATACTCGGTGATATATTCGGTGATAACTACGATCTTATAAACTCTGTGGCTGAGAATATCCAAAAGCAGCTTGATAAGGCGGCAGGCATAGGCATAAAGCCACAAAGAGCAGATTTCCCCTCTGAGAGGATAGAAAATCTTGCAAAAGTAACTGCTCAAAAGGACCTTACCGACAAGACGGCACTAAGCGAGTTCACTGCGTCAGTTGAGAACATAAACGGCTCTATTTTCACCGATTATGTCAAAACAAATGCTGACTTTCGCAGTAAGGCAGGACTTAAAGTCTACGTTATCCGTTCAGACCACAGCAAGTGCTGCGCATGGTGTTCAAAGCTTGCAGGAAAGTACGTCTATCCTGATGTTCCAAAGGACGTGTGGCGGCGGCATAAGCGCTGCACCTGTGAGATAACCTACGTCAATGAAAAGGCAGGCACATATGATCAAATAAGCTATTCAGACGTTCAAAACGGCAAAGAGATCGAAACACGCAAGCAGGTCACAAGGCTCACACCTGAGCAGGCGAGAGCTAAGGAAAAAGAAGTGCTTAGCAGGATTGACAAATCAAGAAAAAATGGTATAATAGAGGTAGACAAAGATACGTTGAAAGAATATCTTGGGAAGCCGATAACACAAGCTGACAGTCAGCACGTTCGTGAATGGTATTATGCGAACGTAACGGATATTCCTAATCAGATAGACAAAACGAAACCCTTTGAAGAACAGGTCAAGCAGGCTTTTGAACTGCGAAATTACTATAAACACGAAGCTCGTGTTGCTATGTCTGATAAGAAAACGGCTATGATGCTTGATGAAAAACGTCCTGCGCCAACGTTTGAAAAGTTATTAAAGGATAAAATGAAGCGTAAGAACATGACAAAAGACGAAGCTTTAAAAGATATTTTAGAAACTGCGTCCAAAACAAATGACGAAGTAAACAAAAACTACGGCTTATAAAGGAGGGCTTGATATGACAAAATTTGATTATACGATTTTCAAGGATAATAGTCAAAGTGAGTTTAAAAGAGCTTGCGAACTGATCGAGCGTAGTTTTCCTGACGCAAAGAAAAATAAGCTGTTGATTGATGTTGACGGCTCTACGATTCAGACATATACAAAAGACGGTAAGGACATTGATGTATATGATGATTATGACGTTGGGGCTGTGTTCGTTAAATCAGAAATAGATCTTGATAATATTTTTTCTTGACCGCTCCGCTACGGCGAGGCGGTATTTTTATACCCAAAACCAGAAAGGACGGATAAATATGAATTTCGGACAGGCGATCGAAGAAGCAAAGAGAGGTAAGAAAATAGCAAGAAAAGGTTGGAATGGCAAAGGACAGTATGTTGAGCTTGCCACTAATGTTAGTTATAAATCACCTAATGGTACTGTGACAAATGTAAACCATAAGGATATGGGCAATAAAGCATTAGCGTTTGTGGGAACTTCTGGCGTACAACTTGGGTGGCTTGCAAGTCAAGCAGATATGTTGTCGGAAGATTGGCAGACAATAGACTAATCAAACATCGGAACTAAGCACCTTAACAGGGTGCTTAGTTCCGTACCTAAAAGGAGGTAATCCACTATTGAGGATAAGAGAATCGGCAGGCAGACCCCCACCACAGCCCTTGTCCTGCCTTATGAGCAGACTAAGGGCAACGAGGCTGTAGAGTTATATAACAGCACAGGCAGGACTGCTCAGGAATGGCAGGAAATACAGCTCTACGACATCATGGCTATTAATGACGAAGGCTTGTGGACACATATGAAATACGGCTACAGCGTGCCAAGACGTAACGGAAAATCTGAAATACTTATAATGCGTGCTCTCTGGGGACTTATCCACGGAGAGCGTGTTCTTTATACGGCACACAGAACGACCACCTCTCACAACGCATGGGAAAAGGTCATTGAACGTCTTGCAAAGGCAGGATATACCGAAAAAGAGGATTTCAAGACCACAAAACAGTTTGGCCTTGAACGTATCGAGTGGCTCAAAGATAATGACGGAGGTCTTATCAACTTCCGTACACGTTCATCAAAAGGTGGACTTGGTGAGGGCTATGACCTGCTCGTTATAGATGAGGCTCAGGAGTACACGGCTGACCAAGAAAGTGCATTGAAATACGTTGTTACCGATTCTGCAAACCCTCAGACACTGATGTGCGGCACTCCTCCTACTGCGGTATCATCTGGAACTGTGTTCTATCAGTATCGCCGTGACACTCTGAGTGGAACTAATGTTGACAGCGGCTGGGCAGAGTGGAGCATACCTGAAATGGCTGACGCACATGACCCTGAACTTTGGTATGAAACAAATCCCTCACTCGGCACGATATTAACCGAGCGTAAGATACGTTCAGAGCTTGGCAAAGACCAGACAGACGATAATATCCAGCGTTTAGGACTGTGGTTAAGATACAATCAGAAGTCCGCCATAAGCCGAGAGGAATGGCATAACTATCAACTTGACACCGCACCGAAGCTTTCAGGTACGCCCGAGCTGTTCTTTGGTGTTAAGTACGCAAGATATACGGCAAATGTTTCTCTTGCAGTTGCTGTTAAAACTTCTGACGGCAAAATATTCGTTGAAGCTATCGACTGCCGCCCTGTGCGAGAGGGGAACGGCTGGATAATCTCATATCTCAGAAATCCTCACGCAAGGCAAGTGACCATAGACGGTGCAAACGGACAGGCTGTGCTTGAAAGTGATATGAAAGACGCAGGAGTTAAGTGCAAGGCTGTGCTGCCAAAGGTTGCTGAGGTGGTGCAGGCGTCAGCTCAGTTTGAGCAAAGTCTGTTTGCTGATAAGATATGCCACGCAGAACAACCTGCACTTGAGCAGGCTGTTTCAAATTGCGAACACAGAGCCATAGGCTCAGGCGGAGGTTTCGGTTACAGCTCTATTATGGAGGGTGCTGACATTTCGCTGTTAGAGTCGGTGGTGCTTGCACATTGGAGCTGTGCGAACGCTAAAGAAAAGAAAAAGCAAAAGATAAGCTACTGATATTTGAAAGGAATGATATTATGGCAGAAGAATTTGAGCCTGTCACGACGCAGGAACAGCTTGACAAGATAGTAAATGCCAAGCTTGAGGAAAACACAAATGCTGTCACAAAGCAGTTTGAGGGATATGTTTCCCCTGCTGATATGGCAGAAAAGGTCAAGGGCTATGAAACCACTATAGCAGACCTTACGGCAAAGGGCAAGGCGGCTGAACAGAGCCTTTTCAGGGTGAGAGCCGCACAGGAGTATGGACTTCCTGCGGAGCTTTCTGACAGGCTCAGCGGTGAGGACGAGAAGTCTATAAGAGCCGATGCAGAAAAGATGTCAAAATATTTCAAGACATCACACAATGCCCCTGATTTCAGAGCAGAGGGCGACCCAAGCAAAAACAGTGCGGAAAACGCACTTAGAAGAACACTTGAAAAGCTGAAAGGAGAATAATCATGGCAGAAACAATTAAGAGAGGCACACTTCTTGAGCCTGAAACAGTAACAAGCATTTTTTCAACAGTAAAGGGTCATTCCTCCCTTGCAAAGCTCAGCGGCAGAGATCCTGTATCTTTTAACGGCAACGACTATTTCGTTTTCTCTATGGACGATGAGGCGGACGTTATCGGTGAAAGCGAGGCTAAATCCGCAGGCAGTGCTAAGCTCGGCAAGGTAACAATGCGTCCGCTCAAGATCGAATACGGCGCACGCTTCAGTGACGAGTTCATCTATGGAACAGACGAGAAAAAGCTTGAGGTCATGAAAGCATTTGCAGAGGGTGCAGCGATCAAGTTTGCTCGTGCTATCGACATTCTTGGTTTTCACGGAATCAATCCAAGAAAGAAAACTGTTGTCGCTGCTTTGGATAATAACTATATCGACAAGGCGGTAGCTGACAATAGTGCAAAGGTCGATTTTGACAGCACAGACCCTGAGGGCAATCTTGAAGACGCTATTGCTCTGCTTGGCGACTACGAGGCAACAGGCTTTGCACTTTCAAAGGACTTTGCCTCTGCACTTGCAAAGCTCAAGGTCAACGGCGTAAAGCAGTATCCTGAGTTTGGTCTTGGTGCAAATCCAGGCAATCTCAATGGCACAGCTTGTGACGTCAACTCCACTGTAAACTTCAATAAGGGTACAGACAGAGCTATCGTGGGCGACTTTGCGAGAGCCTTTAAGTGGGGCTATGCTAAGGAACTTCCTTTGGAGGTCATTCCTTATGGCGACCCTGATAACTCAGGCAGAGATCTGAAAGGACACAATGAGGTGTATCTCAGAACAGAGGCTTATATCGGCTTTGCTATCCTTGACCCTAAGGCGTTTGCAGCCGTTCAGGCCGTTCAGGCAACAGAATGAGCAGCGTTTATGCCACTATCGACGACATAGCAGTATACGGACGAAAGCTTACATCACAGGAGCAGCAGGCGGCGGATAGTCTTATCGAGACCGCCTGCGCAAAGCTCCGTGTTATAGGCAAGCGTTACGGCGTTGATGTCAATGCCCTTGTGACAAGTGATGAAGACTATGCGTTGACAGTAAAGGCGATAATCTCAAAGGCTGTTGTGAGAAGTCTTGACTGTTCGGCTGATAATGCACCACCTGCTGTGCAGGCGTCGCAGGCAGCTATGGGCTATTCGGTGTCAATGACTTATCTCAATTCAGGACAATCTTTATATTTTCTCAAAAACGAATTGAAAGAGCTTGGTATCATTCGTCAGAGGTGGGGAGCTATGGAGGTATATGACTATGAGAACAATGATAAAGGGAATTTCGGTGAAGCTTAAAGTGCAAACGCAGACAGGCGTTGACGGCTTTGGCAGACCAACTTATGAGGATAGCTGGGAGCTTGTTGACAATGTTCTTGTAGGCGAGCCGTCGTCTGATGATGTTATAAGCGAGCTTAACTTATCGGGCAAGCGAATAGCTTACACCCTTGCAATTCCAAAAGGAGATACACACGTTTGGGAAAACACAGAGGTCGAGTTCTTCGGCAGGAAATTTTGTACCATAGGTTTCCCGATAGAGGGTATCGAAGAAAATCTGCCGCTCAGCTGGAACAAGAAAGTCAAGGTGGAACGCTATGGATAAGGTAAAGATAGTTCTTGACCGAAAGGGCGTAATGCAAATGCTAAAGTCCAAAGAAGCGGAGAACATCTGCCGTGAGTTTGCAGACAAGGCTGCCAAACGTTTAGGTGACGGCTATGAAGTATCCACCTATGCAGGCAAAAAGCGTGTGAATGCAAGTATAAAGGCTGTGACCTATAAGGCGAGAAAAGAAACAAAGCAGAACAATGCTATCTTAAAGGCGGTGCTGAGCAAATGATAGAGGAGATAATTCTGAACTATCTCAGCGAAGCCTTAGACGTTCCTGTTCTTACGGAAGAAACCCTAGCAACTACGGAAACCTTCGTGTTGCTTGAAAAGATAGGCTCGTCTGAAAGCAATGGGATATCATCAGCAACGTTTGCAGTGCAGTCATACGGCAAGAGCCTTTATGAGGCGGCAAAGCTCAACCACGCCGTTAAAGGGGCTATGCGTGACGCTGTGGTGCTTGATGATGTTATATCCTGCAAGCTGAACAGCGATTATAATTACACCGACGAAGAAACAAAACGATATCGCTATCAGGCGGTATTCGATATACGATTTTACGATTAAAAGGAGAGATAACAATGGCAAACACCAATAATGCAAACAACGTTACCGCAGGCAAGCCTAAAATAGGCGGTGCGGTATATCGTGCGAAAAAGGGTACTGCACTGCCTACAGACGCTACAACTGCTCTTACAGAGGCGTATAAGTGTCTTGGCTACTGTTCAGAGGACGGACTGTCAAACGGCAATGACCGTTCAAGCAATAAGGTAGCTGCATGGGGCGGAGATGTAGTGCTTAATATGACGAACGCAGGCAGTGATACCTTTACGCTGACCCTTATAGAAGGACTAAGTGAAGAGGTCCTTAAAACTGTCTACGGATCTGATAACGTAACTGCTAATGCGAGTAATGACATCACAGTGGCGGTGAACGGTGGCTCAGACGAAGAAGCTGTGTATGTATTCGAGCTTATACTCAAAGGCGGAGCTTTAAAGCGTATCGTAGTGCCGTGTGCTTCTGTGACATCACTTGGCGAGGTCAAGTATGTTGATACAGACGCAGTGGGTTACAATATAACGCTTACTGCCGTCAATGACGAAAGCGGCAATTCTCACTATGAGTACATTCATTTGAAGTCTGAGTAACAGGAGGAAGATCATATGCTTAAAGGTATCACAAAAAGCGGCTTTGAATATGAAGTCGAAGATAAGGCTCTTGATAGCTGGGAACTGCTTGAATCACTTGTGGAAGTCGATGAGGGCAATGTGGGCGCTATCGTAAAGGTGGCAAGACAGCTTCTTGACAAGCGACAGCTTGACAAACTCAAAAATCATTGCAAGGATCCTGATACAAGCTGTGTGTCAAAGAACAAAATGTTCATAGAGCTTGCCGATATACTCGGTGGCAAAGGCTCTGAAAGTGAAAAGCAAAAAAACGTCTGAGGGCTGTCTGCGGACTTGCCCATATGATATACCGTGATGAGATATCTCTTGTCTGCGATTTTGCAGAGGTCTATCACGTTTTTGATTACAGGTCGCTGTCAGCTCAAATGGCAGCGACACTTTTTGTGGGTCTGCGTCCGGACAGCCGTTGCAAAATGTCCCTCTCCGGAGATAAATACACCATTGACACTTTGCTTGCCGCAATGATATACGATAAGCTTGCGTGGCTTCAATGGGCGAAAACCAAAGACGGGGCAAGAGGGATAAATATGCCCGAAACCGTTGTATCAAAGCTTATAGGCTCTGATAAAGAGAATAATGCGAGAGGCTTTGGAAGTATCGAAGAATTTGAAATGGAAAGACAAAAAATTATCGGAGGTGAAAAATAATGGCGGAGGGAACTAAGCTTGCAGACGCATATGTGCAGATAATACCTATCTCTGAGGGGATAACAAGCAAGATAAAGGAACTCTTTAAGGACCTGCCCGACGAGGGCGACAGCGCAGGCGAGAAAACAGGCGAAAGCTTTGCAACGAAACTCAAAAAGGCTATAGCGGCGGCAGGTGTGGGAGCGGCTATAAGCAAGGTCGTCACCTCTGCATTCACTGAGGGTGCGGCTCTTGAGCAATCCCTTGGCGGTGTTGAAACGCTCTTTAAAAAGCACGCTGATATCGTCAAGAAGAACGCACAAGATGCCTACAAGACCGCAGGAGTAAGTGCAAACGAGTATATGGAGAACGTCACGAGCTTTTCTGCGTCGTTGCTTTCATCTCTTGGCGGTGACACTCGAAAGGCGGCTGAGGTCGCTCACACTGCTATGGTGGATATGTCCGACAACGCCAACAAATTCGGCTCGGATATGCAGTCTATACAAAACGCTTATCAAGGGTTCGCAAAGCAGAACTACACAATGCTTGACAACCTCAAGCTTGGCTACGGTGGAACAAAGTCTGAAATGGAAAGGCTTTTGCAGGACGCTCAGAAGCTCAGCGGAGTTGAATACAACATTGATAATCTGAGTGACGTATACAACGCTATCCACACAATTCAGCAAAACCTTGATATCACAGGCACAACAGCCAAAGAGGCAAGCACCACCTTTTCAGGCTCCTTTGCAAGCATGAAAGCTGCCGCCAAGAACTTTCTTGGTGTACTTACATCAGGTGGTGATGCTGACAAGGCTTTCAATGACCTGATAGGTTCGACAGAAACATTTTTCGGTAACGTAAAGCGACTTGCAAAGAGCTTTGTATCTCAAACGGCAAAGGTATTTGATTCAGCAGTTGGTCAGCTTTTTGAGAAAATGGGCGTTGACGCAGAAAATATAGAGGGCGTTATAGAGGGTGTTCACAACGCCCTTAAATCCATAACAGTGGCAATTGTGACATTCATTGCGGTGTCAAAGGTATCTGCGGTCACAAAGTCCTTTGAGGGGCTTACTCTGCAAATGATACAAGGTAAGGCTATGGCAACGGCCATGAATGCCGAAATGGCTATAACTCAAAATCTTGCGGCAGGTATCGCCGCAGGTGTCGCACTCATAGGCAGTGCGATCATAAATCATTTTGCCAATGAGATAGACGTCACAGAAAGCAGTATAGTGAACTTGTCCGAGAGCGTCAAACAGTTTTCGGACAAATGTCTTTCCACCAAAAGTGCCGTTGAAAGTCTTCACGAAGAACTTGCCGACAGCACAGACAGTAATAAAAAGCAGGCCGACTCCTATCGTGCGCTCAATGACAGGCTCAAAGAGCTGAATGAAACTGAAAATAAAAGTGCTGATGAAAAAGCCGAAATGCAATCTATCATAGATCAGCTCAACGGCGATATAGACGGACTTAATCTGACCCTTGACGAGCAGACAGGCAGCCTTAAAAACAACGCAGCAGCGGTGAGCAATATGCTTGACGCTTATGCGGATATGCAGGACACGAAAGAGCTGCAGGACAAGCTTGCAGAGGCACTGCGAAATCAAGCGGCGGCTCAGAGCGAGTATGACGAGGCTTTGGAAAGGTACAAACAGGCTAAGGCTGACGGCTTGACAGGTGATGATTTTGACGCACTTGCACTGTCCCTCAACACCGCTCACGGTGCACTTACAACAGCAAACAATGACCTTTCCTCTGTAAGACAGTCCATAGAGGAAGCAAACACCGCTCAGAAAGAATTTGCCGACGCTTATGCTCTTACAACAGGCTCGATAGCAGAACTCTCGGAAGAAACGCTGTCGCAGATAAATGACATCTGCGGCAAGTATGCAGACGCATACAAAACCCAGCACGATCTTGTGTTCGGACAGATAGATCTTCTTGACGAGTTCTGTGGAAAGTCAGATGTGACCGCCGAACAGCTTATCGCAAATCTTGACGATAACATAAACGGCTTTACCGACTGGGAAAACAACCTTGCTAAGCTGAAGAAAAAGGTCGCAGACGGCATTATCTCACAGGACTTTTACAATAATCTTGAAGAAATGGGTCCAAAGGGTGCAGGATACGCAAAGGCGTTTGTTGATATGTCAGATAAGGAACTCAAGAAATACTCTGCCAAGAGCAAGGGCATTTTTGACGAAATGAATGACTACGTTGACAGAAGTATGAGCAAGATGAAAGATTCTTCTGCAAAGCTCCTTGCAGACCTTGTTGACCTGCCGTCACAAAACTACTACAGTATGCGGACGGCGTATGAAGTACTAGGACAGTACGCCGCAGACGGCTACGCAGACGGCATACAGAGCAGAATGTCATTTGTAAGTACCACAGTAAATGAAATGGTCATAAGGGGCATAACCGCCGCAAGACTTGCACAGGATTCACACTCGCCTTCAAGAGTTTTCCGCACGCTGGGCGGATATGTGGGCGAGGGCTATGCACTGGGTGTGGCTGATGAAACGTATCTTGCAGTGCAGGCTTCTGAAAACATGGTCAGATCTGCAATACAAAGTGCCAGCAGTGTTGACAGCAGGATAGATGTATCTTCACTGAGAGAGCAGACAGCTACACAAACTGTGCCTGATACGTCAAACATGGGTATGCGGTCGGCTATACTCAACGCCCTTGCAGAGTATGCCTCTGTTGACGGCAAAAGCACTAAACAGCCTATCAATGTAACTGTGGAGATAGACAAGCGAGCTGTTGGCAAGGCTGTGGTAGAAGATATAAACTCGCTGACAAAGCTTAACGGCAAGTCACCGCTTGTATAGGAGGTATGCAATGGAATATCTGAAATTCGGTGATACTGAAATAGCTGTGCCGACAACGTTCACAATAGATAAGAAAAAAATAATGTCCGATAATGCAGGGCTTTCCTCGACCTGCAAATATGTGGGTGACGTAAAGGGGCTACAGACCACGCTTCACATAGAGTGGGCAAATCTTAAACCGCAGGAAGTAGCAATTATAAACGAGTATGTTCTGAATGTGCAGGACGCTGATTTTCCTGTTACCTACCTTGATGAAACGTTCAACATGGTCACGGTACGTTTTAGGGCAGAGGGTACAACATACGAGCAGTGGGGTTGGGATAAGAAAAGACAGCTTTGCAAGGTGCTTTCCCTTGACCTTTATGCCTATTCCGGTACAGGTGAGGTGACATAAATGTACACAGTAAGCGACATTGTATCATCAAAGATAGAGAGCTATTGCAGAACGTGGAGAATGGAGCTTGAAGACACAAACAGCATACTTACAGGCGACAAGATAGTATCTGCAAGCAGTACAGCTCAAAGCACGTCCTTGTCTGACGACATCGAGCTGGGCGCAGTGTGTTCACAATCGTGGAACATGACCATAAGTGACACTGAAACAGCGTTTCTCGGCAAAGAGTATGACACATATCTATACCTCATAGACTACGAAACTAGCGGCATACTTGCAGGTGAAAAGATACCAATGGGGCGTTTTACCTGCGTAAAATCAAAGAAATCAGGCGGCAGTGTTCAGTTGACAATGGCGGACAGGCTGTACTTTTCGGACAAGCCATATGTGCCGCATATCCCTATGCCAAACTGGAATAAAGCAGTCGAGGACGACATTTGCAGACAATTAGGCTTGCAGAATGGAAATGATTACACAGAGGTGCGGCTGCTGCGTGACAAGAACGGCAGAAGGTTGATAGATAAGAACGGCAAGGTGCTGTACTCAAAGTATTTCTATTTCAAGGTCAGCTCAGTGCCAAAGGACGTGACCATGCGGCAAATGCTGTCTTACCTTGCCTCAGCTCAGGGGCAGTTCGGGTATGTTGACAGGTACGGAAAATACGTCCGAAAGTGGTATGGCAAACCGGTGAAAACGCTTGATAACAACACAATAGACCTACCAACACTGTCAGAAAGGCAGAACGCTATCGTGGGCATTATCTGCAAAGTCAGTGACGATGAAACGTTGTCGCTTGGTGTGACAGATACCACGCAAGGACGTGTGTTGGAATTTGAAAACCCATACATGACAGAGTCACTTTTGCGATCTCTATGGCGCAGAATAGGAGGTTTTTCATGGTACACTACCGAATTGTACCACAGACTTGGTGACCCACGTTTCGACATAGGTGACGTGGTGACCTACACCAACGGCACAGACAATTATGATATACCGATAACAAATTTAGGATTTAACTTTGACGGAGGGCTGAGTGCTGATATTTCAGCGGTAGGCCTGAGTGTTGAAGAACAGCTTTAAGGGGGGCGAGATAATGGCTGATGATTTGACATTGGCGCAGGATATCACTGAGAACGATTATCCGATGCAACACGCAGGCGAGGAAATCGATGAGATACTGAGCCGAGCCGGCAAGATACACTATGGCACTGTGGAATACAAGATGACGAAAGCGAATCCATTGATGCAGATACCGCTTGGACTGACCTTTGCGCCTAAACAGGTAATAGCAACGCTACGGCAGACAGACACACCAACACCATATCAGAACTACTGCACCCACGTTTATGGGTCAGGAACGTCATACTATATGAGTGTCTGCATGGGAGCTAATAACGGGCCAACATTGGAAACCGTTCCAACAGGAACATACTATGTTGATTATATTGCAATAGAGTAAAGAGGGGTGATTAAATGACGATAACACTAAACACAGACTACGACGTAACACTGAGCACCGCCCTGCTAGGCTACGTCGGTGAAACAAATGCTAGACCTGTGTCGGTCGAAGGGCTGACAGTAGACGGCGCAGACCGCTATGTGTTGACGATAGACTACGGCGACGGCACTGTCTATGAGGTCGATATCACAGGCGGACAGTGGACACCTACGGCAGATATACTGCGGTCAGCGCAGACAGTTTCGTGTCAGATAGCGGCGAAGAAGCTGTCAGGTGATGAATATGTGCTGGTGAAGAAATCACGCATATTCCGCCTGAGAATAGGTGCAGCTATCGGCGATAATGCTATCCCGTCACCTGACGTGGCAAAGGACGCACTGGATAAGATAGACGCCATAGGCAGACAGGCACACGCAGATATGCAGACAGCTGTCACCGCCGCAGACACGGCGACAACAATGGCAAATAACGCCGCTAAATCTGCCACAGCCGCAGAGAAATCAGCCGACACCGCAGAACAGGCGGCAAGCCGTGCTGAAACCGCAAAGACAGCGGCTGAAACGTCCGCTACACAGGCAGAAAACGCCAAACAGGGTGCAGAAACTGCACGTGCTGAGGCGGTTAAATCACAGAATAGTGCCAAGGTATCAGCTGCCCAGGCGGCAACATCAGCACAGCAGACCGAGGCTGACAAGACAATAACGGCAGGCTATGCCAAAACTGCCAAAACTAATGCAGACAGCACTGCGGCAGACAGACAGGCGGTGCAGGATATGGCAACGCAGGTCACAGCCGATAAGGCTATTGTGGCAGACCATGCCGCTAAGGTCGCAGAGGACAGAACTGCCGCTGAAACCGCCGCACAGACAGCACAGGCGGTGGCTGATAGTTTGCCAGACGATTATGTGACTGCTGTCGGGAAAATCGCTGAAAACACAGCTGAAATAGGACGTGTTAAGCTGACGGACAAGGAACTGCAAAGACGTGTGGACGCACTGTATTCCATCGGTCAGGGTATCACGCACCAGTTTGAAACAGATGCAGATACGGCATATGCAAAGACAGTTCCTACAGGGGCAAAGTTGATGAGCGTGAAGTCAATAGGCGGTCATTCTGAGGTCATTGACGGTGAGATTGTCAGCGCAGGCACGGAGAGCGTTGTGGAGCAAGGAAAGAATTTGTTTGACTACACCGACAAAATTTACCATGGGGCGAATGTAAGCAAGATTGAAAATGGTGTTATTTACACGAAACAATTATTGACAACTGTCTTAAATATTCCGACTGTTGTCGGCAGTAAATATACGCTGTCATTCAAAGTAAAATCAAGTGGAGCTAATCAAGGCGGTTTGCGTTGGTCACTACAGAAAGGAAAAAACACATCATACGCACATGATAGTTCGCTGATAAAATCAG